CTAGGCTATGACCACCTTCTCTAACAGGATTGAATAGACGAGAAAGAACTAAAGTATCTATGACATTACCTTTATAATCAAAGGAATGGAGACTTTTTAAAACAGGTAAGTCAAAGCCTATAATATTATGTCCAATTAACTGTTCAGCTTTACTTAAAAACTCTAGTCCTTTCTCAATCTCATTCGGTCTAAATTTATATATCTTTTTAGTTTCAATATCTTGAGCTACGATACACCAAACCTTAGTGGCTTGGATGTCATCGGTCTCTATATCAAATACTAATTTCAAAAGTCGTCCTCTTCTTGTTCATACTCGTAAAGTCTTCCTGTTTCTCCATTGTATTTGAGATAACAAGCAACACCGACATCACCAGTATATCTAGATTTTAACACACGCAGACGAGTTGTGTTGGCTTCTTGAGCATCATCTGCCTGTTGATTTCTCTCCAAAGCAATCACACAATCAGAAAGCTGAGCAATACTTTGTGAGCCTCTTAAGTGTGATAGGCTAACTTCAATACCATTCTCATGTCCTTTATCAGATGAGGTTCTTCTTAAGTGTGATACTAAGATAACTCCTGCTCCTGTTTCTTCTACGATACTTCTGAGCCTGGTCATAATATTATCTATGGCTCTTCTCTCATCGCCTTCAGTGACAGCAGTAACCAACATGTGTAAGTGATCAATGACTACCCATTTACAATCACAACTGATAATCATAAATCTAAGCTTACTAAAGATTTCTTCTATGTCATTGGTGCCAAAGTGAGCATGAATCCAAACTCTGTTTTTGTTTTCACCATCATAAAGAATCTCAAAGAACTTATCTATTTCTTCTTCAGTAAACTGTTCTCGCACCTGGTCAATGTAAAGTCTAGCATTAGCTTCAATAGAAAGAATACCATCAATGGTTCTTCTCCAGTCTTCTTCCAGAGCTATCACTCCTATGTTGTCATTGGTACTCTTAATAAGATGATGTTCAAGTTCTCTAGTTACAGATGACTTACCAAGTCCTGTACCACCGGTAAGAGTAACTAGCTCTCCTTGTCTTAACCCATAAAGCTTTTCATTTAAACCTTCATAAGGATAAGGCACAGACTTTTTCTTTTCTCTCTTCTTATATTCAGCAGACTTCTCAGATACATTTATAACTCCTGTAGGAGTATAGGTCTTTGCATCCCAATAAGCTTTGGTAAACTGTCTGATTTCATTTTGTCTGAGCATATCATTAGCATCTTTGAAGCCCTCTGGTATGCACATGATTTTAGCTTTACCTGGTTTAAACAGTTGAGCTACTTTAGACGAAGCTTCCTTACCATGCTTATCGTTATCAAAACAGATAATAACTTCTTCAAATTTGTCTAAAAACTCTAAGCTATTCTTGACATCATTGACTGCTCCTTGTGTACCTGTTCGGATAGATACAGCTTCCCACTTCATACCTAATAGTTGATGAGCAGCCATAGCATCGCATTCACCTTCAGTAATTAGTATTCTTTTACCAGCTTTAAACAGATTTTCACCGAACAAACCAGCACCATGAAAACTACCAGTGCTAAAGAAATTCTTATCTTTAACATATCTAGTCTTCGTGGCAACTAATTCGTGTTGGTTGTAATAAGGATAATGATGTTGTTTAATCTTACCATTATCATCGAGAGTTACTTTGACCCCATACTTCTGAGCCACTTCTTTTGATATGCCTCTATCTGTTAAGGCATAGTAATCAGTATCTCCTTCTGGGACAAATGTATCTTCAGTATCTATGGCTGAGGTTGGTTCAGCATAGTTCTTGAAAAACTTTCCACAACTAAAGCACTTAGCAGACCCATCATCATTGACACTGACAGCATCACTAGAATCACAGGCATGACAAGGCTCATGGAGTTTAACAAAACCCATTCTTTGCTCCTTTTAAAATGTAAGCTTACTTAGCTTCTTTTGTTTCTTCTTCTTCTGCTACAGCTTCTTCTTGTTGTTCTACTTCTGCATTAGCTTGAACAAGTTCCTGTTTAATACCATTCTCAAGATTTGCTCTGAAGAAATTTAAAGCTTCAATATTAACTGAAACAATATTTTGCTTCTGAATTGCCACATCAATAGCAGCTCTTGTATCTTGATTGTCTACTTTGTCGGTGTCATACCACACCCATTCGTTAGGAACAACTTGTCCTTTATCGTCTAATTTTTGAAATCTAATTTGCATAATATTCCTCCATTAAAAATCTAGATTTTCTTCATTACTCTCAGTTGGGTCTTCTTTTTTCTCTGGGTCATACTCAACTAAGTCTAATATTTTTACACGACTGATCATGTAGTTTGTAAAGACTCCATAATCATTCTTAATTGTATAGATGTAAAATTCAATCTTAGCTCTAGTACCATTACCAATTATTACATCTCTACCATTGTCCTGGAATTTGAAAGGTTGTCCATCTTCGGTTAATACTGGTGGTCTGTTATTCTCACCTCCAGATTTACTCTTTGTGTATTGTTTAAAGTAAATACACTCTGGAATCCCTGCGTCCTCCCATTCCTTGACTTTTACTTTTTGTCCTTTAGCTTCAGTTATTTCTTTTTTATCTGTTGGACAAAGATAAGTTTCATAAATACCTTCCTTTTTAAACCGAGTATTAGGTCTATTTAGAGAAGGATAATATAGATGTCCTTCTATAGAATATTTATTAAACTGTCCTTTTTCATTTTTACTTGCTCTCAGCGACATAATTAACCTCCTTATCCTGTGATATAGCAATTAAATTATCAAAGTGTTCAAAAGGTTCATTCTTAAAAATAATGTTGAACCCTCTGCCACATTTCTCTGCTTCGTAAACTATTTTATTTCTGTAGAAATCTTTATAGTTACGAGCCACATAATCGTCCCATTTACTAAACTGTTTTTGGCTTAGATAAATAGGTTCAAATTCATCATGGTATTTCATAATTAAATATTATACTCCATTATCAATTTCATTAATAGTCTTTTCTGTGATTATTATGTCTAAATTATCTTTGATTTTATGACCAATATAATCATTAACTAATAATTCACACAACTCATTCAGCTCAACACTGTTCAATCGTTTCAATCGCTCAGCTAAATTATTAACTTCTATACTCATCTCTTTGTATGTATAGGCTTAGGCGATAACCTAAGAAATCTATTAACATCGAGTCAAGATCAGCTCCCCAATGATCAAGAGCAAACTCAGCAAACTTATCTTTTAAGCCTTCCTCGTTCTCTAAATCTTTTGGAAAAGAACTATTGATGAACTCACCAATCTCGTCTTTTATTCTCTCGTTTACCATATCTGGGTCATACATAATATACTCCTTTTAATTTTTGGCTCAACTGCAAGATATTTTAAGGTTATCTCATTACCCAAGCCGACACCCATCAGCTCTATATTTCGAATCATTATTTGAGGATTCTCCTATACGAGTTTGTTGAGCCAAAACCTTTATCGTGACATTCGTCACATATCCAAAATAATTGGACTAACTTTAAGTTCTTTGTTTGTTTCTTACATTCTTTGTTCTCACAAGCAGTAGGCTTCTGATAGCCAAATAAGACTTCTCCTAAGTTTTTATAAATAGCCTCACTTGCCCTATCACTTTCGTCTATGTATTCGTTACAGAGCCTTACAAGCTCTTGAACATCATCATTTATATTACTCATCATCTTTTCCTCTTATCTTATTTAGATTAATTAAAAACAATATAGAAGTCAATATAGCAAGAAGCACTACTGAAGACATAACAAATAGTGTAATGATTAATTCAATCGTTATCTGTGTTTCTGTTATCATGTGTTTTACATAAAGTTTCTGTACATACCGGATTATAGTCGTGGAAAATAATATCTCCTAAGTTTGTAGTATAACCAAAGTTCATAAGTGGACTACCACATTCCTTACACTCCTGGTCTAGCACTATCATAGTTGCTTTGTATGTTCCGTAAGCCATCAGTTTAATACCTTCAATACCCAATTCTCAGCTATCCTTTCAGCATAAGTTTCTGAATGATCGTGAGCATAAACTGTTCTGATATAATTGCCTTTATCAAAGAGGTCTACTTCAAAACCATTCTTGCCTTTAGTAACTCTAGCAAATCGTTTTTCATTAGTGCCAAATTCATGTCTGACATTTTTAGTTTTAGTTGTCATAGTATTCTCCACATATTATTACACACCCATATTTAAGGTATTTATAAATTAATATACAACAGACTCCAATAGTAAGTAAAGCAAAATACATTCGTTCTAAATCTTTAGTTTTAAGTTTCATTTCTCCTCCTCTAAATCTTTATCATCTAATTCTAAAAACTCATATATTTCTGCAAGTCCTTTTTCAATTTTTAAAATATATTTATCGTGAAATTTAACAGCACGTTTTAAACTTCTTCCTAAAGCAACATGATCTACGTTACAAGCATCTGCAATAGTTGTGATACCTAAATCATAATTACTAATTAGGTGCTTAATCTTTTTTGTTAAGATACTCGACTTTTTATATCTTTCCCAACTATTCATCTCTCCTCCTCTAAATTAAATTCAGCAACTATATCTTTAAAACCAATACATTTGCCGTCTTGGTATTCAACTTCCCAAATTTCAAGCTTGTCACCATCATCTGTAATTCGTATCTCAAACTCTGTATTGTTATAAACAAAGTGTTGAGCAAAACTAGGTTTAATTTTTAATACTGCCATTAGCTACCTCCTTAATACCAAACTCTAAATAAACATTCTCATCTAAAGTATCTGACCAGACATCTTGTACTTCATGCCAGACTTCCTCGCCATCTTCATTCTGAGTTAGAAGCTCAACAGAAGCTTTAGGATTACAGTCTTTAAAGTAATCTAATAATTGTTTAACTCTCATCATTCACCTCCACTAAATCAGAAATTCTAAAAACTAAAGTAGCTTCATGTACCTCTTCTTGCCAAGAATCATCATCATCTAAAATAACAACTTTATTACCACAATCATAACGAACAACTGTTCCTGTTATTTCTTGGTCAATAACTTTTACTCTATCTCCTATATCCATCAGACACCTCCTCAAAAAGTTTATCAAGTTCGTTGCGTATATCTGTTCTTGTCGTACCTAAAGGATAATTTGTTGTGTGATAAACACCCTTGATAGTATAGGTCGCCTTAAAAACACCTGTTTCAATATCTACTGAAATAGTATATTTATTATTATCGTCAATATGTCTACAAGTTAATGTTGCCATTAGCTACCTCCTTATAATGGTTAAATTCTTCTTCACTTAATTGACAATTAGGGCATAAGTAGCCATCACGATACTCACCATCAGCAAAAATAGTGTTGCCTTGATCATCAATACTTTCGTAATCTGCATCTGCCGGTATGCGATTGACAAATCTACCACTACCAAAAGCAGTATCTTCACCACAATCAACACATCTGTTGCCTATAT